ATGACAGGAACTGCAAAGGGTGACATGAATGGTTATACCATCACATTCACAGCAGATTCAAAGCACAAAGCATATCGAATTGAAGATGGTGTATTTGCTACTGACTTTACCGTCATAGCTGCAACCATTTAATAAATTTGCAGAGTGAATTACCTGCAATCTAATACCGCATCTCAAACTCTCCTGCTATCTTTAAAGCAGGGGAGTTTACTTTTTTCAACAACTTACACCGATTATTTATTGGTGTTACAAAATGAACTAACTTCGGAGTTGTTATATGTGATTCCAACCATTATAGATGAGAACGAAAGGATTACAATTTTGGGTATTAGCACGAATGATGATGATCCAACTAACGCATCGATTCTCGTCACTCATGGTGGCCGTTGGAATTTTATTGTTTACGGTCAAAATTCAAATAGCAACCTTGATCCTACTGATGCTGTGGTGGTCGGTGAAATTGAAAGAGGTTTTGTTCAATTCAGTTCGCTCATTGATTACTACGACCAACCAACACTAACCATTCCATCTGATATAGAATATAATGCCTAATATAGTTGACGAAATAAAACAAAGTATAGGAGCAACGCAAATTGAGTTGTCCAAATATGTAAAAATTCAACCAATAGAAGTTGAAGATAGAAAGGGTTTCGTGAGTTATGGCGAAGGCAATACATTTCCGCAATACATCATTGAACTATACAACGAATCCCCAGTGCATGGAAGTATTGTAAACTCCATTGCGTTCATGATAGCTGGACAAGATTTCGTTTCAACAAGCGCGGAAGCATCAACTGAAATTGCACGATTGCAATTAGATAAGATAAGACATTCCACCGCATTAGATTTGAAGCTACATGGCGGTTTTTATTGGGAAGTAATATGGTCAATGGACAGAACTACCATTGCGCAAATTAATCATCTTCCATTCGAGAATTGTCGTTTGTGTGTGAGTGACGATAACGATGATATTAGTGGTATTTATTACTCGCGTGATTGGAACGATAGCAGAAAAAAGAAAAATATACCTTCGTATATTCCGATGTTCAACCCCGATTACAAGGATGAATTTCCAAAGCAAGTGTTGTTCGTGCATTCGATTGTTCCAGGTAGCGAATACTATCCAAAACCCGACTACATCAGTGCTGTAAACAACATCGAGTTAACGCGTCAGATTAGCGAGTACCAAGTTAATTTGATATTGAATGGTTTCTTCCCATCATTAATTACTTCTTTTAATAATGGCATTCCATCATTAGAGGAACAACGCATGATTAAAAATCAATTGCAACAAGCGATTCAAGGTGCGGAGAATGCTGGTAAGGTATTGACATTTTTTAATGAGGATAGGGATAGAGGTGTGGAGTTTACTCCATTTCCTGTATCTGATATGGACAAACAATTTGAAACATTGGTAGGCCAAGCCGTTGAATCTATATTGGTTGGACATCGTGTAACAAGTCCTTTATTATTTGGTATTCGTGATGGCGGTGGATTGGGTAGCAATACCGATGAGATGAAACAAGCCATGAGAATCTTTATGAAGCAAGTGGTTGAGCCATTTCAGCGCATGATTACTGACAGCATTGAATATCTATTCTCAACCGTTGCAATAAATGCCAACATTGAGATTACTCAAAATGATTTGTTCCAAGATGCTCAAACGAGCATGAACAATGCGCCATCATTAGACGTTGCAAGTCAAGCATTGAATGGAGCGCAGATAGCTTCATTGTTAGAGATTATCGTTCAAACAACTGCGAATGTATTAACCATTCCTTCAGCAAAGGCAATAACAAAGGCAGCGTTCCCAACGATGAGCGATGCGCAGATAAACAGCATTTTTGATAACCTATCAAATGTGGTTATTGATCCTACTCAAGTAGTGCAAAAAAAAAAAGTTAAGTGCGAACACGAAAGCATTTCTGAAATCGATGAAGTCAATTTAGATGACATCGCAGAGGACTTAATAGCATTAGGTGAAGAACCGAATGAGGATTGGATTTTGTTAGATAGTTACGATGTTGATTACGATAATGACGATATCGAAAACGAAGCATTAGCGCACATATTCGATGGTATCGAAGAACTGAAACAAGCGGTAAGTACAGGAACTGCCAAACCAAACGCAACGAGTGAACAAGATAAAGTGATTGATGGTAAAACTTACTACGTTCGTTATCGTTACTTCGGCAGATTAACGGCATCTTCAAGGCCATTTTGTCGCAAGATGATTTCCGCTGATAAGCTATACCGCAAAGAAGATTTGATGGCATTGAACAACAAAGCGGTTAATCCCGGATGGGGGCCGCATGGGGCTGATACATATAGCGTGTGGTTATTTAAAGGCGGTGGCAACTGTGGCCATATCTTCAAGAAGGAGTTATACATTAGCGCAAAAGGATTTGGATTGGATTTAAACAACCCAAACGCAAGAAAAAGAGCATGGAGCATGGCAGAAAAAGCAGGTTATAAAGTGCGGAACAATTACTTGGTAGAAACGCGTCCAAAAGATATGCCGTATAACGGATTTTTACCCGACAATCCACGTTTTGGAATTAAATAAAACATAAAGAAATGGCAATACAACCCGAAATACTATTAATCACAGAAGATTATTTAAAGAAGTACACAGCTATTACCGATGCTGTTGATCCAAACATTATCAGACCTGCCATTTATTTGGCGCAGGATAAGCAAATCACTAACTATCTTGGTACTGATTTAATGAATAGAATCAAATCGGATGTTAGCGCAGGAACATTGTCAGGCGATTACGAAACATTGCTGAATGATTACGTGTTAAAATCGTTATTGTGGTGGACAATGGTTGAACTTTATCCATCATTATTGTATAAGCATGACAACGGTAATTTAGTTAGCCGACAAAGTGAAGATACAACGCCAGTCACAAAGGGCGAAATGGAATCACTCAAGGAAGCTGCACGTGATAACGCTCGTTATTATACCAATCGTTTGGTGCAGTTTTTGTGCTATAATAGTTCATTGTTTCCCGAATACACATCGAACAGCAACAATGACATTTCACCAGACCGCAACCCATACGGAAAGAGTAGTTTTTTAATTAGCGATTCATACAGACATAACCGATTAAGATGGACAATAAAAGATTTTCTTCCACCATCGTATTGAACCGAAAGAAGCAATACGAAAAGTTATTGAAGCAATATCTGAAAAAACAATACGAGGCAAAGAAATGATGAAGGAGTTGTTGTTTTTAAAGACAAAGTATTGGCTACTCGCGTTAGTAACTATCTTTCTTCCCATCAAAGAACTAATGATAACCATTGGTTTTTTGGTTGGAGCGGATATGGTTGTTGGCATTTGGAAGGCGATAAAGTTAGGAATCAAAATTCGTTCGCGCAGGATGAGTGACAGCATTACAAAAATGCTATTGTACCAACTTGCTATCGTTAGTGGTTTTTTAATTGAAACGTACATAATAGAACAGTTAATCCCCATCACTAAATTAATTGCAACGGTGGTAGCAGTAATCGAATTCAAATCAATTGTGGAATCGATTGAAGCTGTTACAGGAAAGGATTTATGGGGTAAGATAAAGACGTTGGTAGGTAGGAAAAACGATGATATAAAAGACATCATGAACGATGAACCAGCTAAGTAAATACACCACACTACAAGAGGTTGTTAAAAGCAATCAGGCGAGTGTACTTAAAATACCTAACTTACCAAATGCCGAACAAGTGGCCAATTTAAAATTGGTTTGTACGGAAGTTTTTGATAAAGTACGTGAACATTTTGGAAAGCCAATTGGCATTAGCAGTGCATTCAGATCGGTTGAATTAAACAATCGAATTGGTGGTTCTAAATCATCACAACACATGGAAGGTAAAGCATTGGACATCGATGGCGATTTATATGGTGGGGTAAGTAACAAAGCGATTTTTGAATACATTAAAAACAATTGTACATTTGACCAACTAATTTGGGAATTCGGCACAGAGAATGCGCCTGATTGGGTTCACGTTAGTTATAACAAGGAAGTAAATAGAAAGCAAATACTACGAGCAATTAAGAGTGGTGGGAAAACTATTTACAGACCTTTTTAACTATGACAAAACAACCAACAAAATCAGAGTTAGCGCGTGAGTTACGCAGTCGATTTCCCGATGCGCCAACGCTAACACTCGCTAAGAAATTAGCTAAAGAACATTTCGAAACATTTTTAAGTGTGGAAGAAGCACGATCAGTATTGCGGTACATTGAAGGAAAAAAAGGAGTGCAAAGCAGAAAAGATTTGGGAACTAAAACAGCATTCGTAAAGGATAAAGAAAGGTCACGCAATCCATTCAATTTACCGAAGTCGTATGCGAAAGGAAGGAAGCATTTTGATATTAAAGGTCAGAAGGTTTTGATATTATCTGACATTCATATCCCCTACCACGACATTGATGCGTTGAGCGTTGCAATTCAAACAGGAATTGATGAGGATGTTGATACGGTTGTATTGAATGGGGATGCGCTCGACTGCCACATGATTAGCGATTTTGTAAAGGATCCCAAGAAAAGAAAGTTCAAGGATGAGTTGTATGCAATGCGCAGTTTTTTGAGTGAGTTGAGAGGGCAATTTCCCGATGCTGAAATAGTTTACAAAGAAGGAAACCACGAAGAACGATACTGGCGATATATGCGCGTAAAAGCTCCAGAGCTATTCGATATTGATGCGTTCGATTTCCCAACACTAACGCATTGCGATAAGCACGACATCAAATGGTTGGACGGTAAGAGTAAGATAAACATTGGTGGGTTGTCTATATTTCACGGCCACGAATTTGGAAAGCAATTTCTTCCATCTGTAAACGTGGCGCGTGGGTTGTTTTTAAAGACAAAAGCGAATGCTATGTGCGGCCATCATCACCAAACTGCTGAGCATACGGAGCGCGATGTAAATGGAAAGGTAATAACCTGTTGGGGTGTCGGTTGTTTATCTGAATTGTCACCCGATTACAATCCCTACTCAAAGTACAATCATGGGTTCGCCATCATTACGCGAGGAATCAACAAAGCATTTCACGTTAAAAACTACCGCATACATGAAGGAGCAATTTATTAAATACATTGCGTTTGC